TATCAAACAAATCCATTTCAGGCCCCATGCCTGGTAAACCAAAAGACATTTCATCAACAGCATTTAACTTTTGATCTCTCATGTAATCCGCAATCGTTTCAAAGCGATCAAAGTAATCTGAGAAAGCTTTTGCACCGTATAATGCCTGTTCTCTAGTTATTTTCATACTTTAAATCCATCAAACTTTTCTCTTGTGCCAAATGTATTGATTGGTTTATCATCTTGACCTGAATCTAACAAGTCATCTTGACCACCTTGTTCTACATCATACAATCGCATCTTGGCTCTATCAACACCAAGAATAAACTTTTTGTAATAACTTGGATCATTGTAACGATTCTTTTGTTGTTTGACCATAATCTGATTCAGTTGTTCAAGTTGTTCATTTGATACGATTGCACACATAAAGTCGGCTGTTGCAGGTAGACCAAATGATTCTGAAACATCTTCAAGACCTGGATCTGAATTGGTAAAACCAGACCTTGTCGTTTGTGTTGCTGATACAATTGGTAGTTCAAACTCAACAGCAAGACCTCTTAGTTCTTCTGCAATAGACTTGATGTATGTATATGAGTTCACATTACCACCTGGTCGTATTCTTGATGATGCACAAATGTTTATGTAATCAACAAATATAATATTAGGTCTAAATTGTTTCTTCATCGCCAGTTCACTTAACAAAGCTCTGAAATGTAATGTAGATGCGGATGCGGTTGGGTATTCTTTGATGATTAACTTACCTTGTGTCTTAGCTCTTAACACTTGAAACTTGTTTTCATAATCATCTTTTGATACAGACCTAAGTTCATTCAAACTAATGTTCAATAAGTTAGCATCAATTCTTTCTGCAATCTTTTCTTCAGCCATTTCTAAAGTGATATACAAAACATTATCACCCTGAGATAAACAAGCTGATGCCATGTGGCACATAAACAAACTTTTACCAACACCCGTGCCCGCCATCAATACATTCAAAGTTTTATCTGGCAGACCACCTTTTGTAATCTTGTTCATCAAGTCAAGGTCAAACTTAGTTCTCTTTTCAACCTTGTGATAAAAATCATATCGCTCTTTGTAATCGTCCATGAAATCATGGCCAATATGTGTATCAAATGAAACACCAAGTGCATCACTCAATAGTTTTGGTATTTCACCTTTAGAACTCTTTGTGCTTTTGTCATCAAGTATTGCAACCGAATCCATGATTGCATTGTAGATAGCTTTATCTTGACAAAACTTTTCTGTTTGTTCTGTAAGCCAAGATTGATCTACTTTTTCATCAGATGTTGTTTTGATTTCATTCAGAAGCTCAATAGACTTTGAGACTTCATCTTCTGTAAGTTCTTTCTTCTCTGTAAAATTAATCACAAGTGCCTCATGTGTTGGCACTTGTTCATAACGATTTACAAATTCTTTGATTTCAGTAAATACTTTTCTTTCTATTGAATCTGAAAAATACTCTGATTGTATAAATGGTAAAACTTTTCGTGTAAAATCCTCATTGTACACTAAGTTCTTCAGAATCGTCTGTTCTAGTCTCGTCATTCAATATGTTCCCATAACCTATTTGATATTTTTCTTGAACAAAGGTTTTAAACTGTTTGTCCTCTAATATAGGATACCAGAATTCCTTCGTTTGTGTGGCATCTAAGCGTACTTTAGGGCCAACTTCGCCTGTTTCACGGTCAACTTTCGCATACCAACCCGGTGATGGCTTTGTTACAAAGTTAGCCTGTAAAGCTAAGTCTAATAGACCAGAATACTTTTGCATACCACCATTAAATGATACAGAAATAGGTATCTTTGACTTCTCTTTGACATACCTGGATTTCTCTACATTAATTATGAAGTGATAACCTTGTAGGCCATCTTTGTCTTTATCTTGTTGTCTACCAAGAATCCAGATTGTGTCAGCAGAGTAATAAGAACCTGTACCACCGCCAACAATGTCTTTTGGAAACATTCCAATTTCTTTGTATGTGTGATTGACTACAACCAAGGGTATGTCTTTGATAGTGAGGTGAGGTGTTATCATGCGAAACAAAGACTTTATACCCTTGGCTCTCGTCATATCTGCAACTGTTTTACCATCAAGTGAATCATCAACCTCTTTCTTCGATGCGAGGTTACCAATCGAATCTATGATAATGATTACTTTATCTTCACTTGTAATATCTTGTAACTGATTCATTATATCAATTTTAAGTTCTTCAACATTTGTGATTGGTGTATGCAATACACGTTCCATGTCTATCTCAAATGTCTCAAAGTATTTCTGTGGTGTGCCAAACTCTGAATCATAGAATAACACAACTGCATCTTTATATTTCCTCATATATGCAGAAGCCATAAGAAGACCAAATGCACTCTTAAAATGTTTAGAAGGCCCTGCCAACATGGTAAGACCTGGTGTTATACCGCCATCAAGTGAACCAGAAAGTGCAACATTAATCATAGGTACATCGGTCTGTACCATATCTTTCTGACTAAAAAACTTTGACTTGGCAAGTATAGATGAATCTTTAATTGTTGTATTTTTCTTTAGTCTGTCTAATAAACTCATTTCATTCCTCTCACTTTCGCAATTTGATTTTTAGGTACTATCATTTTATCTTTGTCTATAAAGAAGGATTCTAAACTAGGACTGGTTGGTAAGTCAAGCTTTTTCTTACGATTTGCCTTCTTTGGTGTTGGTGGTTTAGGTTTATCTACCCTATATTTTCTGTATGATTGATTTGCGGCCACTAATAATAAAACTGCCAATGGGTCAAACACAAATATGATTATGAATATAACAACCCTCACAGCTTTATCTATAAACTTTGTATCATCTTTATCATACAATAACTCGGCGATAAACATAATTGGACCTACTTCTGCCCTTAATATATTTTCTTCTTTGAGTAATGGTAACTTTTCTTGTGTGAGTTTTACAAGTTCAGCTTGTGCGGCTCGTATTTGTCTATCGGTAGTTCTTGCCACTTTTTCGGGGTCATCACCTGCCTGTCTGTACAGATAGGTCAATCGTTCTCTTAATAGATTTTCTCTTTGCTCAATCTGCTTAACTTGCACGGAATTTGCACCAACTATAATGTTAGATTCAATATGAGCTCTTGAAAGAAAACCAAATATTCCCATGGAGGTAATCAACATGACCAAAATAATGGCTGTTACAAAATATATTCTCATAGCCAAGATTGTTTCTTTCCAGTTATTGTACAACCAAGAAACGGTGACCAACTTAGCAATTTCTAATACTGTGCCCATTATAATTATTGGCCAAAACGATCCTGGAAAAATCTGTGCTAAACCTATAACTGAATAATAAGCTGCAATGCCTGATAAGGCGATTGCTGTGAGGAAGGGTAGAATAGCCTGTGTCATTTTATGTCCAATTCATATTCTTTTTCTCCTATTTTACCCTTCAAATGTACGTTGAAAGCAAGAGAATATCTATCTACTGGTGTTTCATTGTCTGATACATTATGAAGCAACCAGGATGGAAATATATAGATTGTTCCGTTTTTTGGTTTCATATACCATTTCTTTGAATTAAAAAGATTACTTTCTTTAAATGCTAAATTTACATTTAATGGAAATATCGTATTTGCATTACCCAAGTCTTTTGTAAAACATAATTCGCCTTGATTCTCTTTTACGTCAAAGTAGTATACACCGGAAAGTAAACAGTTAGTGTGAACATGAAATTGAGCCCAATCTCTTGGCCCATGTCTTACAGCCCAGGAGTTAGTAACATAAAATTGTACATCATCAGCAACATGAAGTTGATTGAATACAAAATCATCTATTGAACTTTGAATGGCTTTTTTCAAATCTAACACCTCTGGTTGTTCAAGAATATATTTATTTTTTGTATAGTCACCATTCTTGGAAACCATTCTTTCATATTCACAAGATCTTAAATATTCATTTACTCTCTCATCGTAAAATATATTTTCTTTTACATAAAGTGGTGCTCCAAAAAGAGGCACTATTATAGAATCACCCAAAGAAATCCTCCAATGTATTTTCTTTTTCTATTTTCCAACCAACACAATCTAATATGAATCGTATTGGTTCAATAAAGCCTTTTTGAAATTGTGTTTCATAATCTATGAACTCTTGTATCTCAAACTCTTTTGGTATTCTAATCGGGAAAGATAAGACCATATCTTTTAATGGATTCGGCTGTTTTAAATATGTAAACTTCAACTTTTCACCATCTTGAATTACAGGATATCTTTTATCTAGTTTAAGCTTTTTGACATGATTATTATATATCAAGGCACCTTTTACATGAATTGGTGTACCTTTTTTGTAGATTGTAGCTGGGTCAATATATGTTCTAAGACCATTTACACCACGAGGAAAAGATATCTCTTCTGGTGGTAAACTCTTAAACTCTTCTTTGAATTTGGCTATGAACTCTTGTACCTCTTCTTCACCTTTTGTAACAATTACTTTAGTGAGTTCTTTCATCTTTTCACGAATCGCATAAGGCGTTGATGACTTAATCATCTCAAGACCCATGATCTTTAGTTTAGGTGTCGAATATCTGACACCCTCACTATCGTGTACATTTAAAACATATCTCTTCTTTGCAGTCCATAAACCTTTGTCAGCAAGAACTTCACGCTTCATTACCATCTTCTGATCGTATGCGTTTACATAGTCAGCAAGTTCTTTATAACTTTTATCAATAAATTGTTGAATCTTTCCATCACAGACTTTATCCATGAATCCGATAACTTCTGAAGTTTCTGGTGTCTCTTCATACACGCTGTTAACCAGCCCACCAAGATTGAGGTATATCGAATCTGTGTCTGATGCCACAACATAGTCAGTTTGTGTTTTAAGTAAGCCATTCATGTACCCGTTTAGTTTGTTTTCTATCCAACGAATAGAAAGTTGACCTGCCAATGTAACCGCAAGTGCCTGTCTTAGATCATAGAATCTAAAGTATTGCGACCCTAACGCACCATAAGCGGAGTTTAGAGAAACTTTTTTTGCAAGTTGAAGATTATTTAATTTTGATATTAAGTTCTCTAAGTCCTTACTTGGTTTCTTTTCATAATCTTTTTGTGCCTGTATCATTTGTTTCTTAAACTTTTTACGATCTTCATACATTTCTTCCATCATTCTTGGTAAGAAACCTTGAACATCAGTTCTAAAAAACTGGCCATTTGGTGTAAGGGTTACATTATTTAGGTGTTGAGTATCTATTTTCTGTTCAAGTAATGATTCAACATTTACCTTATCACCAAGTAATACTTTCTGCATATCTTCGGTATAATCTTCACTACTTACTATTGTTTCTGGACTAATATTGTACATAATCAATAGATGCGGATACAAACTGTTCAAGTCAAATGATGCGACCCAGTCGTGCATACCAACCTGAGGTTCTTTTACATAAGCAC